GTACATTAATTCTCGTCGGGGCGCTTGGCTACTACGTCGCACATGTTTGGACTGATTGCCTGCAAGAGCACTCATTCCTGACGTGCATGCGGATGCTGGCTCGGTAACGCATGAAAGGGGTATCACTACCCCATTTATATAACCTATTACCCTTATACATGCGTATAAACGCATATAAGGAGCAGAATTATGCGTATAAGCGCATAAAAGTGTTGGAGGATGAGATGAGTCGAATGGGTGATTGGGTGATCGAGATGCAGGAGGACTGCATTTACATGGACCGAGGTCCGTGGATCGAGAAGTACGGTACGCGATTCGCGTACATTTACGATGAGCAACTGCGTGTGGTTGCACCTGTGGATCCAGATCCGGAGGTTGAGGAATGTTTGCGTTGATTGCGTTGATTTGTGTGTTGGACGGGTCTACACGAGGTCATCATTGTGACACCAAGGTGTATACCGAGCGGTTCCAGAGTCAGGCACAGTGTGATGCGTTTAGGGTGAATGAGATTTTTTATGTTCAGCGGCCGCAAGGGCGGAAGGTCGCGATGTCTGAGTGTGTGTTTGTTGTAAACAATCGCAACGGATGATAGATTACGTCAATCAGAATGAGGGTTTATGATGGCAAAGATGAAAGAATCAGATAAGGCAAAGTTCCGGACGGTCGCAGTGCCGATTCAAACGTACTTGAAGGTCAAAGAGATGGCCGAGCGAGAGGAGCGATCAATTGCGCGGCAAATAAGTGTGATCGTCGGCAAAGTGTATGGGAAGGATGATTAGAGTAGCGGCCCTTGTGGCCGCTTTTTTCTTTGCGGGACCGAGTGTCGCGAACAGTGAGACGGCGAAGCAGTTGTGTGAGGTGTTTGCTGACATGGCGTATCAGATTGCTGTTGAGCGGGATGCGGGTGTGTCGAGCTATACGTTGCGGAATCGGGTGCATAAGAGCTTTGACAACCAAGATTTGCGGCAAATTGCGTTGGATGTGGTGGAGATTGTGTTTACTGATCCATGGAAAGCACCGGCGCACGAGGCGAACAGCTTTAAAATGGAATGTTTCAGGCAGGTGGGCATTTTAAAAGCGATGTAATGGAAACGGCGGGCTGGATCATTGGAGGACTGCACGTGATTTATTTTTCATGGGTGGTATGGCGGTTATGCAGTGGCCGATTTGATACGGAAAGTAGCAGTTGAAGCGGGGATCTGTTGGGACTGGGAGCATGTCGAAGCCATGGATCGGATCGGTGGCCGCGGGATCCTTGCAAATCCTGAATCAATGTACAAATTTGCAAAGTTAATTGGCCAGATGGCCAGAGCAGATGAACGGAGGAAGTATGAAAGATCCAATGAAGCCACTAGCTCCGACCATGGCGGATGAGTTAGACAATCTGGAGAGGATGCGGCAGTACATGTCCGCGCGGGATTATCAGGATTACATTGAAAAGCGTGCGCTTGAGGCGTTGGTCAAGTACCGAAAGCACCACAACCTTGAAGATTTGGAAGAGATGCAGTTTTTCATGCATCGCATCACACATAGTGTGATAGAGGGCGCGAAAAGCTCTGAAATCTACAAGCGACAGCTGACCGAGCAGGAAAAGTTAAACTTGATGGCGCGGATTTACGAAGGCGATGATGGTTAATCCATAAGGGCTTCGCGGCGGTACTTGCGGATCACGTCCACAATGCCGTCTGTCCCGCGGGGCTGAGGAGGCAGGGACACGATGCCGCCGTTGGCAAACTTCATTTCATCTGGAACCTCATCAATCCCCGACCACTCGAGAACGTAGTGCTCAGTAACGGTTTTTTGATTTCCTTCCCGAATGGCTTCTTGAACATTCCTAATATCATCAAACTTCACAGACACTATGCTTGGCACTTCAACCTTCCGGTAACTGAACCCTTCGCCAAGGTCTCGTATGGTTTTCTTCAGTAGTTTTTTAACGTTTGAGTCTGAGTACCGTACACCAGCATCTGAAGTAAGACTATTTGGGAGCACAATACCTTTTGATCCACGTTCAATTGCGGTAGCAACACTTGCTTTTAAAACAGCGGAAGACAGCGGCTTATCGTCTTTTTTCATGTTTGGGTATAACTCAGGAAGATCTTCTCCACCGCTCCATTCATTGCCTTGAACGTCTCGGACAGATGCACCTTTTTTTGATTCTCTTGTTTCTTTAAATAAGTCAAACTGAATCTCAGTCAATCTCATATAAGGCTTTCCACTAATCTCAATGTCAGCAAATCTTGCGAAACCTATTGGAGCATTTTTGGGCCCGCTGTAATTAATTTCACCTTTCAATTCTTTTTGTTTAACAGTGTTAAGAGCTTTATCTAACAAAAAAGCTTTTCCCTCGTCCGAATTAAGGTCTAAATTTTTTGGAACCCCAAAATCAACATCACCACTTTCTATTGCAGCCCGCAAAAGATCCATTTCATCATCTACGGCCGCTTTTCTTCTGGAAATATCTACGGGAGATAAACCACCTTCTCCTCCTGTGTATAAAGGATCGTGTCCAATATCTAGGGGTCCGGTATTTTTTCCACCAGATGCTTTGACAATATCATCTTGAGGCGCAGTCACTCGGATGATGCCGAGAGCGTCTGTTCCGGTTCTGTTGTCCGTTTGAACGTATCTTTGAATTTGACCTATTTCTTTTTGAGCTTCTTCTGTGTCGTACAAAGAAATTCTTTCGTCAAACAATTCTTGTATTTCATCATCAAAAGTTTTAAAACGATTCGGATCGACAAATTTCTTTGCGAATTGAAGTTGTTCTATTTGGTCTTGTATCCGCTGGTTATGAGCCTTAACGGCACTAGCGGGGTCCACCGGTTCAACATAACTAACAGCCATGTTTTTAAAAGCTGGGTGCTCAGATTTAAATTTAACGCCCAAATCTACCACGTCGTTAGGAGTGTTGTGTCCCGGAAGTGTGACGTTAGATTTCCCTTTGACACCACCAGAGGTTAGTACACCCGCTTCCGGCATCAATCCTTCCAGCCCACCGACTGCACCGCGCGTGATCAGAGGAGCGGCAAAGGTTCCGCCGAGCGTAGGATCAAGGGCGGACAGGTCTTCCGCGGTGGCTTGACGCATCTCCCCGTCTTCACCGATAACCAGTTGTCCGGGGCGAATGCCGGATATCCGCATTTGTTCTTGCAGGAAGCCCCCGATGCCTTCTACTGCTTGTTGTGCCGTGGAGACAGGATTACGGATCGCTTCTGCTGTACCTCGACCGAAAGCCGCAATGCCTTCAAAGAGACCGGGAACAGCCAGCTCGCGCTCGCCTGTTTCGACATTCAGAGGATAGGGGTTAAGTGCCTGAACAGGCAGATCAATAGCTCGACCCACGTCGCTAACGCGGGCATCCTCTGGGAAGATGCCACGTTGATATCTAGTCGGGGAGTTTGGGGCCTGGGCCAACGGTGCGCCTCGCTTCTCTGCCATTACGGGTTTTCTTTGAAAAGTCTACCCGCACTATATTATCGCGAAGTAGGCCCCGAAGGAACATTTCTGTGGTGTCGTGATCAAGACCTGAAATGTACGAGCCTTTGATGACTGCCGACTTCATATCCCGAAGTCCGTGTTTATATTCCCATGCAAGTTCCATTAGTTTTTCTGTGGCTTCAGTTTTAACCATTCGCGTGCCTCCTCTCCAAGTACTTTTGCGCCTAAATCAATTTTATTACGTAACGCTTGAACGATACGCTCATCGATAGTGTTTTCTGTGATCAGGTCAATATATGTGACCGGATTTTGTTGCCCGATACGATGACAGCGGTCTTCTGACTGGATCCGTGTTTCGAGGTTAAAGTCATTTGCGTAGTAGACCACAGTGTTTGCTTCGGTCAGTGTGAGGCCGTAGCCGGCTGTGGAGGGGTTGCCAATGAAGAACCGAAGTCCCGAATTGGGATCTTGGAACTTTGTCACAATCCCCTGACGATCTGCATCGGGTGTATCGCCGTAGTAAGAAGCCACTTGTCCCGGAAAGTTCTTCTCCAGAATGGCTTGGATGTGCTGGATGTCGTATCGAAAGCGTGACCAAATCAACACCTTACCGGATGTTTCTTCACAAATCTCAAGTAAAGCTTCCAGCCGTTTGGTTGGCACATCCACGATGTCTCCATTATCTGTCTTCAAGTGACCGGACAACACTTGCTGTAGACGCAACATTTGCGTCATAACGTTCTGCGCAGTGATCAATTCCCCATTGTCCAACAGTGTCAGAGCATCGTGCCGAAGTTCGTTATACAGCTTGGCCTGCTCGTCTGTGACCGACACATAGCGGACAGTGTATGTCTTGGGCGGTAGGTCGAGGCAATCCTTCTTGAGCACCCGATACGAGAAGCTATCGACTTTGTCTGTCAATTCTTCGAGGTGTCGAAAGCCGACGACTTGATTGAACTGATGCTGTCCGAATTGCCGACGATTGACGATTGCGTAGCGGCCTTGGAACGCAAAGAACGAATCGAATCCCAAGGTCCGTGGTCCGAGGAACTCGCACTGACTGTACAAGTCCATTGGCGAACGCGTCACGGGCGAACCAGTCAAGATCCTACGGAACTTAAACTGGTGTGCAATCTTGCACAGTGCTTTGGTGCGTTTTGCTTTGGGGTTTTTGATGGTTGTGCTTTCGTCGATGGCGATCAGGCCATTGGCCCCGTATTTCTTCGCAAGCCATTCACCAGCCGCCTGTCCTTTCTTTGTAGAGAACGCTTCAACGTTCATGACAAAGATTGTCAATCCATCGAAGTCGTCTTTGATCGAGCGCATTTCTGCCTGTTGTTCTTTATTTGGAGCAGACACCCACCGGATGACTCGTTTATGGAGCATGTCAGGCATGTGGTCGGGGATTTCTTTATTGACCCAGTTGCGGTACACGCCTTTCGGAGCGATGATAAACGCGAAGTTAAGTGATCCTTTCACAAACAGCTCACCGAGGTTGTCGATCAACGTTTTGGATTTCCCCGTTCCCATTTCCATGAACAATGCAAATGCATTACGGTCCCCAGCGCGTCGCATTGCTTCTTCTTGATGCGCATATGGTTTTGTTTTGAATTGATAGTTGACAGCCACTTCGTCCTCCACTACTGTTGCATTGTCTCCGATACATTAGCATAAGTTTTCAGAGACGCAAACTCACTTACACCTGAAGAGGATAAACTTTATGACTGAGTTCTTCGAAGAAATGTTGGATGCCGCGGAAGCCTTGTCTGAGGTAGACGTAGATACAACGAAAGCACTTTCGAATCTTGTTCGTGAACTGACTCGTATCGATACCGATATCGACCAAGCCGAACTGCATTTGAAAAAGTTAAAACAAGAAAAGCATCGCCTCTGTGTTGAGATGATTCCAAACCTGATGGATGAGATGGGCGTGAACCGTCTTGACGTGGACGACGTGTCGATCCAGCTCAAGCCCTTTGTCTCGGCATCGATTCCGCAAGATCGTCGCTCAGAGGCGTTTCAGTGGCTTCGTGACCACGGGTTGGATGACATCATCAAGAACGATGTGATCTTGTCGTTTGGGCGTGGTGAGGACGACACAGCCAATAAGGTGATGCTCGACCTCGAAAATAAAGGATTCCATCCGGAATCAAAGACGCACATCCACGCAATGACGCTCAAGGCATTTGTCCGTGAGCGTGTAGAAAACGGATTGCCGATCGATCTCGACATGTTCGGAGCTTTCGTTGCAAAAACCGCAGATATCAAGAGGAAATAATCATGGCTACAGCCGTTGCTAGAAAACAAGAAGCGGGTCTGCCAAGCGCAGACGTATTAGATATTTTTGCAGGACACGAGGGCGAGGGTCTCGACTACGATTCCTCCGAACTGCAGATACCCTTTGTCCGATTGATTCAGGCGTTATCGCCACAAGTGAAGAAGTCTGACCCCGCGTTTATCCCAGGAGCCGCGCAAGGGGACATCTTCAATACCGTGACTGGTCAAAGCTGGTCGGGCGAAGAAGGCATTATTGTCATCCCGTGCTATCAGGAAACCAAATACCTGAAGTTCAAACCACGGACACAGGGTGGTGGCTTCCTGGGCGAAATGTCAAAGTCCGACCCGGACGTAAACCGTACCACACGGAACGGCGCGACCGAGGTGTTGCCTGACGGCAATGAACTGGTCAAGTCCGATCAGCATTACTGCATCATTGTGGAAGACGGCATTCCGTCTTTCGGGATCATTGACATGAAGTCATCTGCACTGAAAGTCTCCCGTCGCTGGAAGACACAGATCAAGATGTTGACTGTCAAGCATCCAAAGACCGGCGTGCTGGTATCACCACCGCTGTTCGGGACAATGTGGCATTTGAAGAGCGTTGAAGAGTCCAACGACATGGGCACATGGTACAACTGGACAGTAACCAATTCCGGTTTTGTTCAGGATCGTGAATTGCTCGACGCCGCAATGAACTTTCGTAAATCAATCAAGTCTGGTGAAGCCAAGGCTGTCGCGGAGGAGATCCTCCAAGGCGAAATGGCAACTCAGGAACACGCACCATTCTGATTGTTTGGGGAGTTAGCAAATATGCTAACTCCCTTTTTTACGGAACGAAGGTATGTCAAATATAAAACGTTTCATGACGGCGTTTGAGGGATCGACCGCTGCTCATGGGCAAACACACATTGGCGCAGTAAGACGCAATGGCAAGACCGAAGCGAAAAGTTTCGTGGTCCGAGAGCCGCTGACCGAAGAAAAGATTTCGGATCATTTGTCCGGCAAAGCCGGGATAGGTGCTATTCCGATTCGCAGCGACAATTGCTGTAGATTTGGTGCAATCGACATCGACACATATCCGATTGATCACGCAAAGATTGTGCGGGACATGGAGCGTTTTGGGATACCGATGGCCGTGTGCCGTTCGAAGTCTGGCGGTGCGCATTTGTACATGTTCTTTTCGGAGTGGTATCCAGCGTCCGAGGTCCGAGAGTATTTAATCGAAATATCCGCAACCATTGGTTACAGCGGCTGTGAGATCTTCCCGAAGCAGGACAAGATCTTGGTGGACCGTGGTGACGTAGGCAATTTCATCAATCTGCCGTACTTCGATGCGGGTAACACTGTACGTTACATGGTGGACAATGAGGGGCAGGATGTTTCGCTTGAGGACTTTTTAGATTGGGTCGAAGGCCATCGAATGACCTTATCCGATCTGTCGTCTCTTCCGACTGCAGGCAACCTGGAGGCCTTTGATGACGCGCCTCCGTGCGTGCAAACAATGCTCAACCATGGCTTTCCTGAGGGCACCAGAAACAAGGGTTTGTTTCAGACCGGTGTGTACCTGAAAAAGAAGTTCCCTGACGGCTGGCAAGCTGAGATGGAAGCGATCAATCAAAAACATTTTTATCCGCCACTTCCTGCGATTGAAGTGGTGCAGATTCAACAACAGCATGAGCGCAAGGATTACGGGTACACCTGTAACGACGAGCCGTTTTGCTCGCACTGCAACAAGCAGCTTTGTAAGAGCAAGAAGTATGGCATTGGACGTGGTGGTTCTCAGTCAGAGATGCCATCGATCAGCGGATTAACAATATTGTTATCAGAGCCTCGACTGTACTTCCTTGATGTGGATGGTCACCGCCTTGAGCTGACGACAAAGCAGCTGCAGATCCCACTGCAGTTTCAGGAAGCGTGCATGGAGCAGATCAACTTCATGCCACCCACATTGAAGCCTTCGGAGTGGCAACAGATTGTCAACAACCTATTGCGTGGCGCAACACAGATCGAAGTGCCGGAAGAACTGACAGTGACCGGACAGTTCAAGGAACTGCTTCAATCGTACTGCACCTCACGGATTCGTGCGATGTCCCCAGAAGAGCTGGATCTCGGCAAGCCATGGACTGACAACTCAAAGACCTATTTCAAGATCAAGGGTTTGCAGGATTATTTGAACACGCGTGGCTTTGTAAAGCTGACTCGGCCGCAGATTCAAGAACGTTTGAAACAGTTGAACGACAACAAAGATTGCCATGGCTTCTACAAATACAAGGAAGAGAAGTCTGGGAATTGGAAGAACGTGCGTGTTTGGTGGGTCACAGAATTCAAGGAACAAGAGGTTGTCTTGCCTGATGGAGAGAAATATGAAGCACCCTTCTGACGACAAGCTGTTAAAGGTGGGGGAGCTTGCCAAGTATCTTGGCGTGGCACCATCCACGATTTACCGGTGGCTAGACAGCGGCAAATTGTTTCAGCCCTTTGCCCTCGGTGACGGGGCAGTGCGCTGGAGAAAGAGTGAAATCGACCAGTGGTTGGAGGAACGTCGGCGATGAGCAAGACAGCGCAGTTAATTTTTGGACCACCAGGATGCGGTAAGACGCATACGCTGATGGAAATTATTCGTAAAGAGCTTGAAGGGGGCACGCCACCTGACCGCATTGCATTTGTTTCGTTCTCTAGAAAAGCAATTCATGAGGCGCGTGCTCGAGCAGGTAAGGAGTTTTCCTTACAAGAGAAAGACACACCTTACTTTCGCACACTGCATTCCATGGGCTTTCGGTTTCTAGGCATGCGGAAGGAAGAGGTGATTAACGCATACGACTTAAAACAGATTGGGCTTGAGATGGGCATGGTGTTTGACAACTCTGAAGTCTATGACGAAGACGGGGTCATGCGGATGTCTGCCAAAGAGGGCAACAAGTACTTAACCCTGATCAACCGCGCCAAGATGCGGATGGTGTCTTTGGGGCAAGAGTTTAATGAGAACGCGGACTACAACATGCACTGGGAGCTGCTCGATAAGCTAGATCGGGTGTATGCGTCATATAAGAAAGAGACCGGCAAGCACGACTTCACCGACATGATTGAAATGATGGTAAACAAGGGCCAAGGTCCGAGTATCGATGTCCTGATCGTCGATGAAGCGCAGGATCTGACGCCGTTGCAGTGGGAGCAGGTCAAGGTGTTGGGGAAGTCTGCGAAGAGGATCTGGTATGCCGGGGATGATGATCAAGCAATTTTCCGGTACACCGGTGTGGACGTGAGCCACATGTTGGGCATCACCGACAATATTCGTGTACTTGAGCAGTCGTACCGTATTCCACGAAGTGTACACACACTGTCCGTACAAATTGCAAAACGTATCTCAAAGCGCCAGCCAAAGCTTTGGAATCCAACAACCCACGAGGGCATGATCAACTACCACATGAGTGTTGATGAGATCGACATGAGCCAAGGTTCGTGGACCATCATGTCGAGGACAACCAATGCATTGAACACGCTGGGCGAGCAACTGCGACAGGAAGGTATTTTGTTTTCGAAGAATGGTTACCTGTCCTTTGACCGGGATCTTCTTGAAGCAATGCACGTGTGGGAGCAGCTGCAGTCGGGCGGATTAATTACGGTGGAGGAAGCACAGACGTTGTATTCCGTGCTGCCGAAGCGTGGGGAGAATGCACGTGTACGGCACGGCATGACGAAAAAGCTTCAGGAGATTGATCCAACGCGGCCTTTGTCCCTTGACAATCTGGTGCAGGAGTGCGGGTTATTGGCGGGAGCACACATGCGTCCGGAAGATGTTGTAAATCTATCGAAAGACGATGATCGATATCTTCAGGCTATTAAACGTCGTGGTGAAATTTCCGCAGAACCTGCGGTGAAACTGAGCACTATTCACCGCATGAAGGGCGGGGAAGATCAAAATATTGTGCTACTTTCTGACATGGGATATCTGCCGTACAAAACATTGCAGGATAACCCGGACGATGAACACCGTGTGTTTTATACTGCAGTCACAAGAACGAAAGAAAATCTGCATATTGTGGATACTGGAAAGTACAAATACCCGTTATAAGGATACTTAAGTGACCAACATAGAAGTCGGCCGTTTTAGAAAAACACACCTCGCCAAATTGTATAACGCGTTGGATGAGGCGATTAAAGACTATGCGAAAGTGCATCATGCAACCTACGCTGAGATCTTCGGTGTTATTGATATTCTTAAACTTGACATGTACCGAGACTTAATCACTGAAGATGTTCAGGAGGAGGAATGAGCGGAAAAGGCGACACATATCGTTCAGTAAATTTAGAGAAGTTTAACAGCAACTTCGACGCAATATTTAATAAAAAGCATATGCATGCAGAGGCGATTCACGCGTATGCTGAAGGCCAGAAACTGGAGTTTAGAGTGACACCGGGTGCGACACATTATGGATCGACAAATGATTGGTTTCCATGTGACAACCCAGACTTTCACCCAAATTTTGAATATCGAGTGAGGAAAGACAATGTATCAAGCTGATGGTTTTGATCACTGCCTAATTGGCGTGACCGAGTTATGGGGCGTAGATGATTTCGTGCTTGTTTACGACGTGGAACGAATCTGCGAGACACTGATGAGCCGGGATGGGATGACACCAGAAGAAGCTCAGGAATATTTTGAATTTAATATTCAAGGTGCATATATTGGGGAAGGCACTCCAATATATGTTTTTCCGTGTGATATGGATTTTATTAAAGAGAATCTGACAGAGGTAGCGGATGGCGACTCAGAAGAATGATAGCAGCACAATCAACTGGCTGGACCGCATGGATCTGGATCAGCTAGAGATTGATTGGTGTGCCCCGGAAGTCTTCCCTGACTTGACCCAATCCAAGATCATTGCAATTGACCTTGAGACCTGTGACCCAAACCTCATGTCACTCGGCCCAGGCTGGGTCCGGGGCGATGGTTATATCGCAGGAATTGCGGTCGCCGCTGGCGATTTCAATGGGTATTACCCCATTCGACATTCGACCGGTAACATTGCCGAAAATGCTGTTATGCGCTGGTTGCAAAAGCAGATGGCCACGCCACACATCCCTAAACTATTCCACAATGCGACATACGATTTAGGCTGGCTCAAGTGGGCAGGGATCGAGGTCCAAGGAAAGATCATCGACACCATGGTTGCCGCACCTCTGTTGGACGAGAACCGCTGGAGTTACGCACTGGATAATCTAGGCCGTGATTACCTTGGCGAGCGCAAAAACGAACGTGTCCTGCGGGCCGCGGCAAAAGAGTGGGGTATCGATCCAAAGGCTGACATGTGGAAGCTTCCTGCTAAATTCGTGGGCCAGTATGCCGAGCAAGATGCTGCGCTGACCTTGAAGCTGTGGACTTTCTTTGAAGCAGAATTACAGAAGAACGAGCTTTGGCACATCTTCGAGTTGGAAAGCAGCCTGATTCCCCTTATGCTGGAAATGAGAGCACGTGGTGTTCGGGTAGATTTAGATCAAGCAGATCGAACAAAGAAAGCTTTGGCGAAACGCGAGAAAGAGATTAAAGATGAGATCAAACGACAAACAGGCATCATGGTCGAACCTTGGGTGGCAACAAGCGTGGCCGGGGTACTCGACTACTACAACGTCCCTTACACCTACACCAAAAAGGAAAATTCCCGTCAGCCTTCAATTACAAAAGCGTTCTTGCAAGCTTGTCCGCACGAGATCGCTGGGCAAATCCTTAAACTGCGAGAGCTGAACAAAGCCAACAGCACGTTTATTGACTCGATTCTGCGGTACGAGCACAACGGACGGATCCATTGTGAATTCCACCAACTGCGTAACGACGACGGCGGCACAGTGACGGGCCGATTTAGCTCGAGCAACCCAAACCTTCAGCAAATCCCAGCGCGTGACCCTGAGTTGAAGAAATCAATTCGTGGGCTATTCCTGCCAGAAGAAGGTGAGAAGTGGGGCTCGTTTGACTACTCAAGCCAAGAGCCGCGGTTATTAGTGCATTATTGTTCTGTGCTATCAGACCGGAACCCAAGCCCTGCGATCGAAGAGATCGTTAATGCATATCAAACAGGTGACGTGGACTTTCACCAGATGGTGGCAGACATGGCAGGTATCGGTCGAAAAGAGGCAAAGACAGTCAACCTTGGCATTATGTACGGCATGGGCCGAGGAAAGCTGGCCAACACACTGGACATCAGTGAGAACGAAGCAAAGGAATTGCTAGAGACCTACCACACGAAAGTTCCTTTCGTGAAAGGGCTGGCAGATATGGTGTCTTCAAGGGCCGCGGTCCAAGGACAGGTAAGAACCCTGCTTGGCCGCAAGTGCCGATTTGATATGTGGGAGCCCAACAGCTTTGGGTATAACAAGCCGCTTCCATTCGAACAAGCCAACAAGGAGTATGGTCCTGGGATCCGCAGAGCTTTTACATACAAGGCATTGAACAAGCTGATTCAAGGTTCAGCCGCCGATCAAACTAAAAAAGCGATGGCCGATTGTTTTAAGGAAGGCCTGTATCCTATATTAACGGTCCACGATGAACTGTGTTTCAGCATCAGTTCCGAGGACCAAGCTGCTCGAATCAAAGAGATTATGGAAACCTGTGTGGATTTGAGGGTCCCAAGCAAAGTGGATCAGGAACTTGGTACAAATTGGGGGGAGGTGGGTTAACGCCGAAGTGCGCCATGCACTTTTGCCAAGTCTCCCACTCCAGCCGAAGCGGACGGAAGTCTTGTTTCTTCATGCGTTTTGTCTTGATGTCACTAAACTTGCCAACAAGATGAAACGCCACACGTTCCTGAGCAATACCGACTAAGGCCACAATGTCACAGTCTTCTTCTGACAATCTGGTCTTTTCGTTACCGCCTTTTGAAATGCAGAACTGATAGCCATACCCCTTGCTGTTCCGCTTGAAGTTACTGGCCTTCACTTGAATCCGAAACGTTCTACCGTAGGCACAGGCAATAATGTCTGTTGTGCCTAAGTTCACGATTTCAGAATTTACGCCCATCTTGGCGAGCCGGAGCAGACAAATAATTTCACCTGCTCGACCCGCCTCCAGCGAATCGAACATCATAATCAGAAGTCTGTCGAATCGGTGTCGTGTTCCATCATGTGAGCAAGTCTGGCCGCACGTGTGCCCACCTGCTTCGCCCAAATCGAATCCATCATTTCATCGGCTGCTTCTGCGTAGTCGCCTTCTTTCATTGCAGCCAATGCATTTTTAAATCCTTTCAAACGTGGCACGCCCATGTTAAAGGCCATATCTGCCAAAACACGTTGACGAATTTCGGACATGTCTTTCCACCACGGAAACGCTTTGGTTAGTTCGTTCTCGACGATGATCACATCATTGTCCAATAAGAACTCAATCTCTGCATCCGATAAACCACGGTCTTCGAGGTTACGTCCAACACCAATCGTGATGTATCCGGCGGAGCAGAGGTATGCTTTTTGTTCCACACCTTCGTGAAGCTTTAGTTGAGTAAAGAGTCGTTGTCTGTCCATCATTGTATTCCAAAGGCTGCGCGAGTTGCGGGATCTGGGACGAGGATAGGTGACACCTGATTACGAGGTTGTGACGGCGCCGGTTGTTGTAGCGCAAATACATCAATACCTTCCAATGCAGAGCCGGGGGCTATTTGCATTTGAGACAGGTCGGGTAATTGCCGTTGTGCCTGCTGCATGATGCCCTGTGTGTATGGTCCAGCTTCTTCAGCTGTTTGTTCGCCGGTGCCACGGATAGCTTGAGTGCCCGCTTGTGAGCTAATAGCCAACACAGCCTGCAACGCTTGTCCTAATGGATCGCCTGACACACGCTCACCGCGTAGCAGCTGCCCGACCGTCAACTTACTGCGCGAACGCATCATCAGTTTCAAGATCCGAGGATCACGGAGCGCCTTTGACATCGCCGCGTAACCAATTGCAGCCGGCAGCGTTGCCAGAGGATTAGTGATAATCGAAAACAAACCAAGACCCAAAGCAATCTGTGGAGCAGCAAGGCCGCCTTTACCCGCGATCGCTTGGTTGGATGCACGAGTCATGTCGTCTGCCAAGCCAGTCAATGCCCTGTAAGTCTGTTTGCCAAACAGGTTGTCAATGTGTTCTTCGCCATAGGACTTCAGTACGCTCTGCAACTTGCCGCCTAAACGACCAGAGGCGAAATCGTCAAAGAAGTTGCCGCTTAGTTGAATCTGACCAGCATCATCAACAACGCCACCAATTTGATTAATGATCCGACCCATCGCAGCATCACGGACGCCTTCAAAAGTTTCGGGGGCCAAGGCACGTTCAGCCACGCGCACTGCATTTGGTTGCTTCAACAGTGTGTCTGCAATTACATCCACATCGCCTGTTTCCATGCGCTGGAGCAGTTGATTCCTGTTCAACAGGACGCGTTCGCTTTGCGCTTGCTTCATGGCTTCAAGACTTTCAGCCAAGGACCGCGCACCAAGGCCCTGAGCTACTTCTGGAGCAATATTTGCTTTACCGGTTTCAAGTACCTCGATAATTTCGTCTAACCGTGCTTTGTCTTTGCCAAACAGCTTATCGACTGTTGTGCCTTTCTCACGGAGATTTGCTGCGAGCTTAACAGGGTCGATTATTGACTGACTGGTCAGTTTATCTGTAACACGCGATAGATCCAACGCTCTTCTCAAGTACATGCGCCCAAGCTTTTGCCGTAATTCTTCAGCCGCCTGTGCTCCCGTGCCTCTAGAGCTTGCAATTTCTTGCGCGCGCTGTTGAAGTCTGGCTGCTTCACGCTGAACCATTTGACGCGTTGGATCACCGACAGGAAGATTTTGTACGTCGGCTAACGCTTCTTCTACTGTTTGTGTGCCGATTCGCTGTGATTTGATAAACCGTTGGCTTTCGCCAATGTCAGTGATTAAATTTGGCACACCGCGAACAGCCTTAAACAATTGATCTAGTGCTTCGGGGTTGTTTCCTTGAATAATCTTGTCGAAGATAAACTGACTGTTGAATTGACCTTTGTTCGATTGCTTTATGATGTTTTGAACGACAACATTGTCAAAACGTTTGATCGATTCACCGTACAACGCGTTTGATTCTCGAAGGAGCGCCAATCCCTTTCGCAATTGATCAACGGTCAGCATAAGATCCGACGCTTGCTGACTTGCCGGAGTAAGACTAGCCCCCACTTTTGTTGGATCACCCCCAGAACGAAGAATACTTATTCCTCGGGCTAAACCAAGTTCTGCGTCAACTATTGCACGGCTGACTTCGTCTTTTAACGCACCTAACGCGCCCTGACTTGCGCCTCCAACAAGTTCCGGGTTATACGACGCTTCGGTAATGCTTTGCGTAACCGATTAATTTCTAATGGTGTGGCGTATTCGCTTAATGCCCTAATTTGTGCTGCGG